AAGGTCTCGAAATGGGAACTGAGTGCGACGCTGGTGGGCATGCCTAACTCCTAACTATTAATAACTGTTATTTGAGCGCAGCCATGCCCGTCTGTCAAGACGCGATGCTGACTCGGTTGAGTTGATGGGCCACCAACTCCAAGACCCGGTGCCAGCGCCGCGAGGCGGTGTTCCGGTCACAGGCGAAGCGCCTGCCGATCTGCTGCCACTCGTAGCGGTTGGCGCGCATCCACACCAGGTGCCGCTGCTCCAGATCCAGCCACTGCACCCAGCGCATGGCCTCGAGCATCCGCTCTACGGCCTGCGGGCTGGGTGGCATAGACCGGTACACCCGTTCAGGGTCGGGATAGCGTTCGGGCACCTGCATGGCCAGCGTCATCCAGGGGTTGAAGTAGCCAGCTGGGCGCACGCGTGGCAGCTTGTGCGCGGTCTCGGCAGCTTCAGCGAACCGCTCCGCCACGGCATCAGCCGTCCATTGGGTCATGAGTTCAGCCATGGCGCTTGCCTCCATCGCCGTACAGACGTTCGCCCAGACGGCGGACGAACTGCTTTTCGATCCAATCCAGGCGCTCGTCCAGTTCCGACACCACCAGGATGTGATCGTTGCGCCAACCCTCGCGTTTGACGGCGTCCAGGTCCGGCGTGGTGGGCTGCAGATTGCCCAGAGGGCAACGGTAGCGGTATTGCGGCACTTTCATGTCACACCCCCTCCGTGGCCAGTTCACGGGCCAGGTACAACATGGCGATGGCGTCGGCCTCGTTGTCGTCAGCCGGGTCATGACCACGTGCGCGGACGGATGCCACCATCTCGTCCTTGCTGGCGTTGCCCTTGCCGGTGGAGTGCTTCTTGATCGTGCCGACCGGGATGCCCTGGTACGGAATTTGGTGGTGCTCGCACCAGGCGGTCAGTTGGCCCATGAAGCCGCCATAGGCGTGCGCAGCGTCGACACCAACGTGGCGGCGGACTTCTTCAAAGACCACCTGATCAATGCCATCGTTGCACTGCTTGATATCGGTGAGCCAGCGCTTGAACCGCAGGAAACGCATGCCACCGCCTTCGAAGCGTTGGGGTTTAAAAGATTGGCTGCCACTGTTGATGCTGCCGTCGCGGCAGGCCAGTGCCCAGCCCGTTTGTGTGCCCAGATCAAGGGCGAGGATAGTCGTTGTGTTCATTGGTCACACCATGTGGTTTTGGGGTCGGGTGACCGAAGGTGACTCGTTTATCGTTAACGCCTCACGCGGGCGTACGCGCGCGGTAGTAAGGGATAACGATTTGCCGGTCACTTTCGGTCACCCATGGGGTTCAGTCGATGGATTTCAGTCATCGCGATAGGGCATGTAGCCACTCATTTCGCGGGGTTTGAGCGACAGGCCAGACAGGGCTTTCGCCCCGCCATGCAGGCGTGTGCGTGCAAACCCACGGTTGATGAGTTGTTGGGTCAGCCAGCGGCTGGTGCCCACGTATTCGCCACGACGCTCGGCCCTTTCGCGCCAGCGCTGGTAGATCGCAGAAATCGCTTCGCGCGCAACAGCCGACTGCTGACAGTCCTCATCCAGGAACTCGCCAATGGCGTCTTCCTCTTCGAAGTACTCGTCCGTGGCATCCAGCACTTGCTGCGGTGGATCCAGTCGCCCCAGGCGTTGCCAGGCCAAACAGCCCTCCAGCGCCCACGCCAGGATCCCGTCGCGCTCGGCCAGCAGCTTTTGCTGCAGGTGCTTGTCGCGTTTTTCCGGTGGCACGGTGATCGTGAACGGGATCAGGTGCAGCCGCCGCTTCATGGCCTCGTCGATGTTGCGAATCGCTGGTTTGTGGTTGCCCGCCACAAAGAGCTTGAACTGCGGAAAGAATTCGAAGAAGTCCTGGCGCATGAAGCGCGCCGCGATCTTGTCGCCACCAGTCAGGTTTTTGACCTTGGACTCGGCCCAGCGCCGGCCCTGCTCAGTTTCCATGGCAGCCACAAAGCGCGCGCCGCGCAATCCAGCCATGTCGGTCGGGTGCCGGTCGGTGCGCGTTTCCATGAAGGTGTCCATGGGCGCGTTGGTGGCGTAGTCGCCCAAGATGTCGGCCAGCGTGTTGACGAACACCGACTTGCCGTTGGCACCAGTGCCGTACAGGAAGAACAGCGCGTGCTCGCGGGTGGAGCCGGTCAACGCGTAGCCCACCATGCGCTGCAGGTAGTCCTGCAGGTTCTGGTCGCCGCCGGTCACGTCATGCAAGAACGCCCGCCACTGAGGGCATTCGCCACGAGGCGTGGCCGTGGTGATCTTGGTCATGCGGTCGGCACGGTCATTGGCGCGCGTGCGGCCAGTCTTGAGATCGACCACGCCACCCGGAGTGTTGAGCAACCAGGGGTCGGCATCCCACTCATCGGTGGTGGCGGCATGGCGACGGTCGGCACGAGCCAAGCGCTCGACGCCACCGACCGTGCTGGAACTGGCCAGCTTGGCGGCGACCTTGCGGTCGTCCGCACGCAGGGCGGTCTGACGGCACACGCTACGGATCAGATCGGTGGCGGCCAACGTGTCCTCATTGCGCCAGCGTTGCCCGTCCCACACCAGCCAACGGCCCCATGCGGCCACGTAGCGCCAGTCGCGGTGGTAGCGACGGGTGAAGGCCAGCGCCAGCGCATCCTCAGTGCCCCACACCGACTCATCGCTGCTGACCACCGGTTCGGCATCTTCAGCCACCGCGTGGATCTGCATGCGTGGGCCATGCACGAGGAAGGACGCCACATCAAAGCCTTCGGCAATGGCGTCGGCCGCATCCCAGCCCTCGGCTGCTTCCTGTGGTGGATACAGGATGTGGCAGGACCTGGCGCCGGCGTCCAACACGGCCTGCGCAGCATTCGCCGCGTACTCCCAGCCCGGCTTGTCGCGGTCGGGCCAGATCAGCACAGCCTTGCCTTCCAAAGGGGTCCAGTCGGTTTTGTCGACGGGTGCGTTGGCACCGTGCATGGCCGTGGTGGCGGTAACGCCAGCGTTGATCAACGCTTGCGCACATTTCTCGCCCTCGACCAGCACAACTTGAGCTGCGTCCTTCATCCCCGACTGGTTGTACAGTGGCCTGGGATCGGGTGGGGCCATCTTGCGCCGCTTGACGTCCCAGGGCCGGAACTCTTTCTTGCCACCAGGCGGCTCGTAGCGGTAGACGATAGCGATCAGATGCCCAGCCGCATCAAGGTAATCCCACTTAGCCGTGGCCGGGCCCAGGTCGTCGACCGGAGCTTCCTTCTTGGACTTGCGTGCTGGTGTGCGCGGTGCCTGCCCCAGCAGGTCAGCAGCGTGTTGCATCACGCGCGGAAAATCTGTGTGTGCATCGACACTCAGGTACGCTGCGATCAGATCGAAGATGTCACCGCCATCACCGGTGGCACGATCGGTCCACAAACCGGCCTTCTCACCATCGAGCACGACTTCGAGACTATCGCCGGGGCTGCCCAGCACATCGCCGATGAGGAATTTGCCCCTGCGCTTTTTGCCAGCAGGGAACAGCGTGGCCAGGATGGACTCCAGCCGTGCGACCAGATCGGTGCGCAAGGATTCACGGGTGGCGCCAGGATTGGATGGCAATTCGGCAGGGGCGTGATTGAAGTCAAGCATGCGACTTGCCTCCTTGCTGCTCCAGCCAATCGATCAACTCCTGGAGCTTGAAGCGCACCAGCTTGCCCACGCGGTAATGCGGCACGCGCAGGCGATTGCGCTCACTGGGGTGGGTCAGCAGGTACGTGGGGATGTTCAGACAATGCGCGGCCTCGCGCGCATCGACCAGACGCTCACCCAGGACGTCTTGCATGGTGGGAATGTTCATGTGGGGCTCCTCCAGCACCGGTCCTGCCATGGGCACATCCGGCACTCGAAATGGGTGGATTCATGGAATGCGCGGGGCAGCAACTCCCCAGCATCGGTGGCGGTGATCACCTTGACAGCGCGATCGGACATGCGCTGCGCCAGCACCGCATCAAAGGGCACCAGTTCGGTGTAGATCTCCATGGTGTCGGCGTTGATCGCCGTGAAGATGGCCGGATGCTCGTGCAGTTCGAGATAGGCTTGGTAGATTGCAACCTGGGCCGCGTAGACAGGCTTGGAGACAGCCAGCTTGTGCTTGTCGAGGTCGCGCCAGGACTTGTTGCCCAGGCACTTGTTCTCCCACAGGGCGGGATATGCAAACCCCTCGGGGCCGTCAACGATCACGCCATCGACGTGACCCTTGAGTCGCACATCGGCCGCCGAGAAGCCAAACTGTTCGCCGTCGGGCTTGCGGGTACGCAGGTCGAACCCGGCCGCGCGCAGCCAGGCGACCATGCAGTCCTCCATGACGTGACCGCGCTCGAAGATGCGCAGCATGCGCCCCTCCAGGCGACGGCCACTGTAGATGGGCGCCTTGGCGAACTCGTATTGCAGGGCGCGCTCGCAGGCCACACCCAGGCGGGAAGCGCCGAGGTAGTCGCGGCCGGGCTCCGAAGCCCGGGCACGCTGCATTCCGGCATCCACCAGGGCCGTGAGTTGGCCTGAGACACTGGCCGAGGAGTTGAAGTCCATCATGGCTTCCTCCCCTTCGGCTCTTCCCAGGGCAGGTCGTCTTCCAGATCGGCAAACGGGTGCG